GCTTGTAAGATAAATGTAGTCTACCCTGCTCAGACCAAATAACTTGATCAGATTGCATAGCCTCTTCCGCTCCAACTTTAGATAAAAAACCTGAAATAGTTCTCGGTCCGAAAACTTCAGCCTCTTTTTCCATTAAGTCAGGCAGGTATTGTTGAGCCCAACCTGCAGTGGTTGTACTCGTAAAGTCGATATAATTTGTAGATAGTGTTTGCTGTATTGGAGCTGGAACACTATTCAAATTAAGTCCTGCTGTAATTGCCATAATTTATAATTTTTTTAAGTTAATTTTTCTTTCTAATTTTAAAAGATCTGTTTTTCATATCAGCAGAAGATTGACCTAGTGCTTTAACTTTAATACCACCAACGTTTGTTTCGCCGTGAGTTTGTCTAGCATCTACGTTTATATTTCTATCTTTAACAATTCTATCTTTAATAGCATCTGACTTACCTTGCTCATAAAAATGTTTAGCAATAGCATCTGCATTCATAGCTGTAAATAAAGATTTATGATAACCCGCCGCGTCGTCAATAGTTGATTTATCTTTACCAACAAATTTATTAACAAAATTATTAATGTTGCTTTGAGTTGTCTTTACTTTATCAACGTCTTTTACATTAAACCTATATTTTTTGTCTCCAACATTGTATTCAAAACCTTTGAAATCTTTATTGAATAAACTATTAGTTTTATTTAAAAACGTTCTTTTACTTGTTTCAGATAACTTCTTTTGATTTTCTTGATCTTTATTGTAATTATGATAAAAATTAATAGCCTCTTGTTGTTCAGGAGTTAACTTAACTCCAGCTTTAATTTCTTCATAGTATTTAGACTTTTGCCTGTCTAAGTGGGCTTTAGCCTCGGCAACTTGCTCTTTAAGGGCTATTTTCTTTTTACGAATTTCTCTTTCATCATCAACATCTTCATTTATACTGAATTTGTCTTCTAATAAGAAATTTCTTTCTTCAGCTGATAAATGAGATTTCGTTATTCTATAATATTCATCTAATACATCTGAGTCGTCCATATTAGATAAATCTCTATTTAAGTTTACGTAGTCTTGTAAATCACCACCAGTTTCATTTATAAACTCTACAACCTTTTGAATATTTTCAGGTAGTGGCTTTCCAGGTTCAACAGTTTCAGTAGAAGCTTCTTCTATATTCTGTTCAACCGGTTCTGTTGTTTGTGTTTCTTCTACAACCTCTTCCATTACAGGTTGTTCTTGTTGTACGTCTTTAACCTCTTCTATAATTTCTGGGCTTTGTTCTACGTCTTGTGTTTCTTCTACAACCTCTTCTGCTATTGGAGGTGGTTGACTTAAATCTACTTTTAAAACGCTATCGTCTCCAGCGCTTTCAAATTTAGTTTCGTCTATAACGTTCTCAACTTCTTGTTCTAAAGATTGTTCGTTATTTTCTTCAGTTACCTCTTCAGTAACTTGTTCATTTAGTTCTTCCATAATAAAATTTTATAAAATATTAAAAATTAAAAGATTACATTCCTGCATCTCCGGTAATATTATCATTACCTGATGATTCAAAACCTTTAAGTGGAATACCCCCACTTTTTCTATCAATCATCTGTTTTTGATGAGCAGCCTGCATATCCACCCTTTGATCTCTTCTATCTTCTCTCATTCCTTCAAGACGTGTAGATGTTTGCTGTTTCATCATTTCTATTTTAGAGTTTAGCTCAAACTCATAAGCCATCAATTGTTTTTTAGCTTCTACTTCAGCTTGTAAATATTGTACCTTTAGTTGATTTTTAGTTTGTTCTAATTGCGCATCAGCTTGTGCTATACCTTGCTTTTTTTGTACCTCTGCTTGCGCTGCGGATTGCTGTGCTTGTTGATTAGCTTGAGATTGTTGTTGTATATTTTGTTGCTGCATTTGCTGCTCTCTGTCCTGCTTTTTCTTTCTTTTTACTTTAAGCATTTGATTAGCTAATTTAACGTTTCTTATATTACGTAAATCAATAGCGTCATCTAAATCTATAGATTGCTGCTGTAAAGAAACTTGAATATTATTTTCAAGCATTTGTTTTTCTTCATCATCAGGCATTAACTCTATAAATATACCAAAATCGTGAAGATGTAGATTTTTCATTTCATCTAATGTAGCCACGTTATGAGCACCTAAAGCTCTAATAAAAGCATCTTTTGTTGGTGAGTATTCTATTATATCTGCTATACGTAGCGATAAACACTCAGCCACTTGAGCTGTTACATATAACATAGACTGTAGTACATGTCTAGTTGCTGTATTAGAATTTGCAGCAGCCATTTTTTGCACACCAACTAGAGCATTTCTATCTGGAGTACTAGCGTCTCTTGCTTCATTTAACCCGGTTACATCTCTTATCATTTGAAGATAATAATTATAAGTTTGAATTAAACTCTGTAATTTACCTCCATTGACACCATTGTTTATTTGTTGTATAGGTATTTTACCAGGATTCATATCTCCTTCAGATGTAAAACTTCTACCAATAACACTACCAGTTTGGAAGAACATATTTAAAGCTTCCTGCGGATTATAATTTGTTCCATTACCTAAATCTATTTCAGCTAAACCATCAGCATCTAAGTAAACACCATCAGGAACCATTCGCGACATCACTTGTTGTAACTTTAAATGAGTTAACTGTATCATATCAGCGAAACTTGTTATTCTACTAACTATAGATTCAATTCTACCCTCATACATTCTAGGTGCCACAATCTGATAGTTCATTTTAACTCTATTAAAATCAGAATCTGTTCTCATCATATTTTCAGCCATCTTCCACTTAAGTATTTTATCAGCACCTATAATATAAACACCTTCATATAAAGTTTCTACAACTCTTTCTAATCTTTCAAAATTTCCATCCATACTTTCTACTGGAGGATTAAAAGTATCATCTTTTTCTATAGTTTTTTCTGCACCACTTCCTAACTTTTTTAATTTAAAAACGTTATTCATGTGTGTTTTATAATTGAAGTAAAGTACTTGTACTTTATTTTTATCTTCACCCATATTGTAATTATACGGATAGTGACGTTTATCTGATATACTCTTTATATCGCTTTCAGTTAAATCTGGAAACTGCTTAACTAATTCGTTAATAGGTATTTCTTTTACTTCGCCAATATAATAAATATCATCAAAATAAGGAGAATCGGTATGAGAATAAATAACATTAGCTGGATCCACATACTCAACTTTAGCTCCGTCAGAAAAACTAAAAGTTGTTTTTGTAGTACCAATACCAAGTACAGTTAAATCGTAAAGAACCCTTCTTCTAATTAAGTCATAATCACTGCCTTCTAATAAAACATTTAAAGCTTGTTCTTCAGCTAATTCAACTGCTTGCTTGTAATCTAATTGCATATGAAGTTGTAACTCTTCTTCTGAATCAGGTAGTTTTTCAGGATCGTTCTCTTTCATATCAATATCATACTGCTCTTGTACTATTTTATCAAAATTTTTAGCACGCATATCACGTAGTAAAGATTCCATATATTCTGTTCTTTTACTAACGCCGTATTCATCTTGTGAAAAACAATTTATTTGATAACTTCTTTGCGCCATTCCGTTAACAACTATATCAACAAACTTAGGTATAATTGGAACAGGTTTCCAATCTAAGTTAAGATAAGATAAATCACCATTAATAGATAATTCATTTTTATATTTTTGTATAGGTTGCTCTCCTCTAGCGTACAATCTTAATGTGTGGAAATTATTTTTATAATTATTATACTTTGATGTAGTTTCTGAAAACCACTCATGTCTTATTGCTCTTGCTACTTTTAAGCCATATTCCTCACTTAGCTTTTCTAAATCGCTTACGGCTTGTGATGGAAAATTTACAGAATGTTGGGCTAATTTCATATTTTATTTTTAATTATATGTGATGAAAATCCTTTATTATTATATTTAGCTATATTTAAATTTAATGGTGTTTTCTCTCTATTTGGATTAGGTTTATATAAATGTCTATTGCAAGCCATTATGGCTAATCCGGTACTTATTGAAGCGTCATGTTTAGTTCTTTTATTTATATCAAACTTAGACCAATCATTTAAGGTTTCGTTAAAATACATAGTACCGTAAGTCTC